AAAGTACGGTCACATGTCGGATTGTGCCGATTACATGCTTACATTTGCTTTTATAAGCGAATACGACAAGTTCCAAAGAGGCGGTATTACCAATATTTCGTTTGGGAAAAACCGGAATTCAAAAAATAGTTACTAAATTTACACCAAAACAACGCAACATGTTTAAAAACTTAAAGGATTTAATTAACACAAGAAAAAAGCTTGAGGATGCTAAAACAGAATTAAAAATAACGCAAAGTGCATCCGACGCTTATCATGTACTTATTCACAGAAGAACCGAAGAATTGACTATAAAAGAAAGTCAATTGGCAAAGATTGAAAGCATTATCGCCAATAGACGCGAAACTTTAAAAGGATTGAATAAAAAGATTAATCCGGGTTTGTCGACACCTAAAAAGGCGGCACCAAAAAAAGCAGTAAAAAAAACTAAATAAATGGCATATTTAATCCCTTCCGACTATTTGCGTATAATTCAGGACGCGAACTTACAACAGATTATCACGTCAAACGCAGTAATTCAAGGGGGCGCAGAGTTAGCGGCACAAGCCGAGGCAATATCTTACCTACGTCAAAAGTATGACGTAAGCACAGAGTTTGCCAATACTACAAAATGGAATAGACAAAATCCTTATAGCGCCGGGGACAGAGTTTATTTAGATGCGCCGGCTTATGTTAGCACAAATACTTATCAAATTGCTGACCTAACTTTATATTTAGGCAAAGTTTATGAATGTATCGCAACAACTACCGGGACATTTGATATGACCGCTTGGAATTTATTAGGTTACCAATACGACCTATATTACGCATTGAATCCTTACCCGCTTTTTGACCTAAATAAGCTTTACAATGTGGGCGATTTTGTGTTTTGGGCCGGTAACATTTATGAATGTATAGTTGCTACGCCGTTACTTGCACATGAGGACGGTATACAATACTACTTATCACAAAATATTCCTTATACAAACGTTTTTCCAAATGACCCGAACGTAGGGCCTAAAAATTGGTCATTTCAGGAAAATTATATTATTCCCGCAAATACTGATTTATTATTAGCTAACATTTGGTCCCCGGCTGATAACCGCGACCAACAAATGGTTATGTATTTTACGGATATTACTTTATACCACTTACACGCGCGCATTGCACCGCGTAACATTCCCGAATTAAGGGTTGCGAGATACGAAGCCGCAATAGATTGGCTTAAAATGTGCGCGCGTGGGGAGGTCACACCAAATTTACCTTTATTACAACCGGCCCAAGGTCGACGCGTAAGATGGGGCGGACAAGTTAGAAACATAAATTCTTATTAATAATGGCAAATTTATTTCAAAATATAAAGAACTACGTTTTCCCAACGCCGCCGGTTGACGGCAAGCCTAACGCTTTAACAGAGTATGGCGCAGAATGGAGGGGAGCGACACACGTTGAAAAGAACTTGCGCGCATATATTACGCCGGTTCAATTACAGCGTATTAGACATGACGTCCAAATGTGGCGCGATGCAGTTAAAGAGGCAGAGCAAGCATGGTATCCTCATAGAGTACGTATGCAACGTATGTACAACGATACAATCTTAAACGGACACGTTTATAGCTGTTTGAAGCGCAGAAAGGACCTTACTTTACTTCGCGATTGGGAGTTTAAGGATTCAAAAGATGCAATTAATGAGGATGTAACCAAAATGTTTAATAAAAAATGGTTTGCAAACCTTTTGGAATATGCTTTAGAAGCCAAGTTTTTTGGTTATAGCTTAATTACTTTAGGCGATTTTGAGAATGACAATTTCCCGGATTTATCAATAATTAGAAGATTTAACATTTCCCCGGACCGTTTAAACGTAACATCTTATGTTTATTCTTTGAGCGGTGCGCAATTCCTTGAGGAACCTTACGTGGATTGGCATGTATGGGTTGACACACCAACGGACGTGGGTATTGCAAAGGTTGGATATGGTTTGCTTTACTATGTGGCTATTTACGAAATCATTTGCCGTAACGTTTTAGGATTTAACACAGACGCGGCGGAATTGTACGGTATGCCAATAAGAAAAGGTAAAACACAAAAGACAAACGAAGACGAAAGAGCGGCTTTTGAAAGCGCTTTGGCAAATATGGGTTCAGCGGGTTACATCCTTACCGACTTAATGGATGAAGTGGAATTGGTAGAAACAAAAGGTAACGGACAAGGATTTAAAATTTACGAATCCTTAGAGCAAAGATGCGAAAAGAAAATATCTAAGATTATTTTAGGACACGCGGACGCTTTGGATTCAATACCGGGTAAACTTGGCAATAGTGGCGAAAAAAGCCCGGCCCAAGTTGCATTGGATGATACAGCGGCGGTAGACGCGGCGTTCTTAGAAGACGTTGTTAATGACGTTTTGTTGCCTAAGCTTAGAAAAATTGGCATGTCTATTCCTGACGATGTTAAATTTTGTTTCAGCAATAACCACGAGTTAGTTGAACAAAGAAAGAACGAAGACGCTAACAATAAGCTAACGGCTGACATCGCTTTAGCAATGAAAAACGCCGGCTTGGAAATGGATGCTAAATACTTTGAGGAAAGAACGGGAATCCCTACTTTAAAAATAGAAGCACCGGCCGTTCCAAAACAGAACGAACCACAAAAATTCAGCGCCAAGATAAAAAACAAACTAGATGAATTTTACCGATAGTGAAATTGAAGATTTACTTAAAGGTATTTTTGCGGGCGATATTACGAAGGAAAATTTACCCGTAGACTTGTACCAATCAATAGCCGAATTCTTAGAAAAAGGCTTATTGAAAGGCGCGGGCGGACCCGTTACAAGTTTTGACGGTAAGGACTTAGACTTAATCCAAGAACTAAGAACAAATATTTACATGTTTAGCGCGGCCAAGACTTATCAGGAAGTGCGAACCATGACGGATTTATTATATAACGAAGACGACAAGGTTAAGCCTTTTGATGAGTTCTTTGATGACGCTAGGGCCATTTATAACAATTACAATGTCAACTATGCGCAAACGGAATACAACACCGCGGTAGCAAGTGGACAAATGGGTATAAGATGGAATCAGATTGAGGCTGATAAGGAAATTTTACCGCTGTTAAAAATGACAGTAGTTGAGGATGCGCAGACAACTGAAATTTGCGAACCATTGGACGGAATAACATTGCCGGTCAATGACCCATTTTGGGATGAGTTTTACCCGCCCAATCATTGGAATTGCCGTTCTACTGTTTTACAATTAGACGAAGGCGAAATTAGCAGTAAGGCAGAAGTAGACAAAGCAAAAGAACACGCAGACGAGGACATGCAAGACGTGTTTAAAATGAATGTGGGTAAAGATGAAATAGTTTTTAGCCCGGACCATCCTTATTTTAAAGTTCCAAGAGAAGACCAAGATTTAGCCAAAAGGAATTTTGATTTACCTATGCCGGCTGATATTGTAGAATTTATATCAGCAAAGACAACAAGGGAGGCCGAAGATTGGGCAAAAGAAAATTTAGGGGTTAAATATGTTAACTATAAGGGCATTGATGTAAAAGTGGCCAATGATATTAATAGAGGCGTACAAAAGACTAAAAGAATCATGCCTGAAATTGAAATCCCCGGATTAGGAAGTGCGCAAAAGGCCAATAAAGAAATAAAAGATATTGTTAAACAAGCTTATAAAAATTCTGACTTTTACCAAACTATAATTAAAACTTATGGCGAAAAATCAGCGGATAGGTCGGCGCTAGCTTTTGCAAACAGGCATGTACAAAAAGTTGGCCAAAATACTTTAGCTTGGTCGTCAAATATAGATAAGATAACAATTCCCGGAGGCGAAAAAATAGATTTATCAAGATATAGAGGCGTTTTTGTTAGTGAAAAAGCCGGCAAAAGCAAAGAATTATTGGATGAAATAATAATAGCGAACGAAAAGCAAGGTTGGTTTACAAAAGGCGCTAAAGATTTTGAATATATTATGAATCACGAATTAGGCCATGAAGTAGACAAGTTTTTAGGGATAAGGAATGATGCTGATTTTTTAAAAATATACGAAAGAGAAAGGGCGTTAGGCGAAAAATCAATAGCGGAAAAATTAAGCACGTATGGAGCAACAGCGGGGGGAAGGGCTAGCGATAAACCTTTTGAATTTATTGCCGAAAGTTGGGCAGAGTTTACGTCCTCGCCAAATCCTAGGCCAATTGCTAAGGAAATGGGCGAATTAATGATGAAAAAATACCACGAAAAAGCAAAAATAGAAATACCATTTAAAGAATGGTTTAAAGAATCACTTAAAATATTAAAATAATGTTATTTACTGAACCAATTTGTTTTAAATGCGCTCATTTTGATATAGAAACAAGTCTTTGCAAGGCTTTTGGAAAGGAAGATATCCCGTTTGAGATATTAAGCGGCGACAATAACCATACAAGACCATTGCCGGAGCAAAAAAACGATATAGTTTTTGAACCAATAAAAAAGAAAAAAAATGATTAATCAAGACATTATTAGCCTAATTGAATTGCGCGACAAAGCCCATATTTTACATTGGGAAACGCGCGTTTTTTCGCAACATAAAGCGTTAGGCAAGTTTTACGACGAATTAACCGAACTTTTAGACACGTTTGTTGAAACTTACATGGGTAAGTATGGCCGAATGAATCTTAACGGCTTAATAAACGTAAAAGTTGATGACGTAGACGAGTTAATGGACGAAACTTACGTAACTTTGGAATTGATGGAACCAAAAATCGATAAAAAGTGTACAGATTTACTTAATATCTTAGCGGATATGAAGGAACTTGTTAATCGTACTAAATACATGTTAACTTTAAAATAATGGAATACTTTAATTGGAAAGAGTTTAAGGGGACCGGATGTCAGGCGGTGGATATGTGCGCGGCAACCATTTACGCTCATAGAATTAAAAACGTACCTATCAAAGCGGTTCACATATTGCCGAGAATGTACGGTCAATATCAGCAATGGGCCGATATACAGATGAAAAAATTAGGCGGTCGCAGACTTACGGATGAAGACGCGCTTTGTTTTGACGGTGTATATATCGAAAAAGGTTCGGACATGCAATCGACGCCGATTGTAATTGAATTATGGGAACAAGCATAAAATGGATAAGTTTAATTTTGATAAAATAGGCAAAAATTTGGAGCGTTTAAAACACGAATTGCCAAAGGTATTGGCTAACGATACTAAAAACTATTTTGTCGAAGAGTTTAATAAGCAAGAATGGAACGGGACAGCTTGGGAACAAGTACAAAGAAAAATCCCCGGGACAAAAGCTTATAAATATCCAAAGAAAGGCGCAGACGCAAGACATGGACGAGCGATTTTGGTAAAAACGGGTAAGTTAAGGCGTGACGTGGTTAATAGTTTGGAGCGTGCCGATTGGGACATGATAAGATTTAAAGTAAAGAATGATTATGGCGCTTATCATAACATCGGTACCGATAAAATACCGCAAAGGCAATTCATGGGGGACACGCCAAAGCTAAGACAACGCCAATTAGATAAAATTAAAAGCTACATGCAAAGAATATGGGCATAAATAACGCTATATTAGACATAAAAGCACAATTGCAAAACGCGATTGGCTTTTGCCGTATATTCAATAATCAATTTAGATACATGGAAGAAGGAAAGGTAGAATCATTCCCTTTCCCATGCGCTTTTATTGAGGTTCAAATGCCGCAAGACCATTCACAATTAAGTTCAGGCGTTACAGAATCGGACGTGACTTTTAAAATACATATTGGACAAGTAGAATATGACGCCCAAGATGGCACACTTGAGGAAAATAAAAGTATATTTGCATTAAGGGACCAAGTTGTTAAACTTTTAACATATTATGAACCTTCCGGATGTAGTCGATTGATGAAAGTAAGGGAAGAGCAAGACTATGAGCATACAAACGTATACCATTATCAAGTACATTTCCAATGCTCATTTATAGATACTACCGGACAAGAGGACCAATTCTTTAAACAACCGCCAACAAATGTTGAAATAGACGTAACAAAAGTAAATTATATAATATAATGGCACGAACAATCGCCCAAATTCAGGCGCAAATTATAGCGACTAAAAACGCCCAACCGGAATTGGCCGGCTTAACAAGTACGTCAAAGCGTGCTATTTGGAATCTTTGGACCTTTGTTGTTGCCGCTTGTATTGCTATATTTGAACAATTATTAGATTCATT